TTGCGGCAGCCCGGACACATCGCTATAATTCGGCCTCCGTTTGGCCAATTAGCTCAGTTGGTAGAGCAGCGGATTGAAAATCCGCGTGTCCGTGGTTCGATTCCGCGATTGGCCACCAGAATAAACAAGCACTTAGCCCAGCCTCTCCGGTTGGGCTTTTTGCTTTATTGGGTTCATGTAAGCACTTTGTATGTAAGTTCGCGAGATATTTGGCACTGATTTGCGCGATATTTGACACTGCGAAAACTTGCACATGGCGCAACAAATTTTAACGGTAAACAATAAAACTATAACGAGAAACGTTGCCGATTACACCCAGCAAACTACCCCGTTATCGACGGCGTGGAAGACGACTGCCTCGCTAATCGGGTGGTAGGTCGCAAACGGTATATGGGCTGATGGGAAATACCCGCCGGAATACGGTGCCGGTATCTTCGTGCCGACACTCTGCCCGGCCGGCGACAGCGGCGGATAGAACGAGAATGGATTTGGCAGCAGAATATCGGCGATGACCTCGAACATGCACCACAGTCGGTTACTCAACGGGTGCACCGTGTAGGCGGCAGCCGCGACGCCAGCGTCCAGCGTGGCGACCGGCGGCGTCTCGCCGACACCGGAATAGGTGTAGTGTATCGGCATCAACGTGCCGGTGGTGGCGCCAATCGTCAGCCAGTAATCTTCATAGATAGACCCTGACCACGTTTTATCGGTCAGGTCGTCGGTGTATCCATAATCCGTGAAGACCTGGCGCTGATGATCCCTGACCTCGACTAGCACATTGGCCTGGAAGACGTGGCCGGTCACGAAATAGCGGTGCCATGTGCCGCTGGTCCGTTTCTCAGTCAGGTATGCCGTGCCGATGACCCACGGTGATGCTGGCGGCGGCCAGTACGGCGAAACCATCGCATCGACGGCCGGCTGGCTCCAGGTTACGGTAAACGAGCGCTCGCCAGGCGGTGTGGTCGACGTATCATACTCCCAGCGGGTCTCGGTATAGGTCGTCATGCGGTCGTCGGTGATCGTCACGCCGTCATACCCTGATCGATTCCGCTCGACCCGTAGCGTCAGCGTGGCGCTGGCTGACGGCACGTTGCCGGTGATTTCGAGCAGCATGATGGCCTGCGGATCATGGGCAGCATCGGACGGCGAAGCCCTTTTGAGCAGAAAAGCCACAGCCCGGCCGTTCTGGGAAATATCCATCACCACGCCGGGCGCGGCGACCGAAGCGACGGCGCCGAGCGTTGGCGCGCAAGTGACTGAAAGCGACTGGCTCGGGGTTATACCAAAAGGCGGAACCAGCGTAATGTTCGCCGTATTCAGTCCGGACCATGTGAGGCTGGCGATCCAGGCGACGCCATCCGGCGCGACATAAATCCACTTCAGCGGGCCGAGCGCCGTTGCATAGAATCGATGCTGCGCGCCGGAAATCAGGCCGTAATCCAGCCATGTCATGCCGGCCGCCGCATCGGCGCTCGACGTCGTTGCCGCGGGCGTACCGGGTACGACGACATCGAAGCAGTCGCCGCTGGTCGGCGTCGGTGAAATGGTCCGCGTCGTTGCGTTCGGCAGCTCAAGTACGCCGTTGCGAAAAAGTCCGTGCCATGGATCTCCGAACTGCGTTATCTCGTCCAGAAACGCTGCCTGATCTGACATCAGGGCGGACTCAGGTAGTTGAAGACGACGACGCCACCCAGGGCATCAGTCATGATTAATTTTTTGATCGGCTTCAGCTTCAGCGTAAAGATGCCATCCGTAGACGTGATGTTCTTCTCTGGATGCCATTCGCGCAGCGCGTAATCGGCTTCGGTCAACGGGCTGGCAATGCCCTGCCCGGCGCCGGCTGTCGGCAGCGCCGTTCCCGACCGCGCCGGGATCGCCGAAGCCGGCGCGACGGCCGGCAGCGCCCGGTCGATGCGCGATGTCTGGCCGCGCGCCTCTTCGGTCAGCGCCTGCAGTGCAGCGGTCAGATCCTTGGCCATCAGACCTCTTCTTCCAGCAGGGTATTAAGCGATAGCGTCAGCTCTGAATAAACGCCGATCGCCAGCGCCGGGGTATCTATCCGAACATGCACCGGCTGCGCATTGGCAACGCCAGACAGCAGTTGCGTGCCGAGCGATAGCGGCTGCCCGGCCAGCGCGGTGGCCAGTCCGCCGGAGGTCGTCGCCAGCTTGACATGCGTCGCCTCGACACCTGTGCCGGCCGCCGAATCGGCAATGCTGACGACGACCGGATCGACGCCTGGGTCGCTGTCGGCGCGGAACTTGTGGCCGCTGACCGTCGACCCGAGATAGACCACGCGATCCTCGGCGGCGGCGCTTCCGTCGCTGGCCTGGATCGCCGAAATCGATGTCGCCGGCGTCGTCAGGCCGGCGTCGGTGTAGAACTGAAGCGAAATAGTCATAGCGGCCTCATAAAGTGATCACCAGATGGTCTTCGATTAGCGGCGCGGCGACATCGGTGGAAATCGTCACATTGGCGGCGTTACGCTCACCAGCGGCGACCGCCGGAAAAGTCACGGTAAACGCCTGGTCCTGGCCGAAAAGACCGTTGTAAACGCAGGTTGGCGCGCCGAGCGGTGCCGTCACCCCATCGGCAACGCCGGCCGGGGCGGCAGTCGCATCGCCGGCATCGGCGATGCCTAGACCGGACAGGCTGCACAGCGCAATGGAAAAGGCGGTCGTCGCACGCCCGCTGTCGGCATCCATCGAGTGCCGAAAGCGCACGCACTTGCCGCGCGCATCGACCCCCTGGGCAATGACAGAAAGCGTCTTGTCGACATCGATCGCCGGATTCAGCGGGATTTCTACCGAGACGCGGCTGGCTCGATGGCTGGCGGCGATCCGCACCTTGGCCACATCGATCAGCGTCTCCATTGCGGCCTCGGCGGCGGCGCGGTCGGTTTCTGCAGTCAGCGTGATGGCGGCGGCATTGGTCTGTCCGGCCACCACCGTCGGCGAGGTCAGCGGCGGAATATTCGAAATCTCTTTTTTGTACAGCAGAATGCCGGTTTCGGCGGCGGAATTGTCCAGCGCCACGCCGGCCAGCGCACCGCCAAGGTTATCGGCAAGGCGGCCGACGGCAGAGAGCGACGAGGCGTTATGCACGCGGATCGCATGTGTTTCGTCCACGTCCTGCGTGTAGTCGAAACTGACCACGGCATCAAAGCCGAGGCACATCAAGGGATCGGTTGCCGGATTCGGTATCCAGAAGCCACCGCCGACGATCTGTGCCGTGGTCGGCAGCGCCACGTAGCTAATCGAGACGATGGTGCCGCCTGCCTGTTCGATTGCCGCAACCACCGCCGCGCGGAAAAGAAAGCCGTTTCCGGCGTTGACCCAGGCGGAAAACCCATTGGTGATATAGGAAAAATTGATCTCGTATCCCTCGCTTTTCATGCGCGGGAAGCGATAGCCGAACTCGATATTGACTTCGTTGACCAGTGCCGATCGCTCGGCAAAGGCGACGGCGACGCTGCCATCTAGCACGTGGTCGGCTGTGAAGGCGATGTCGGCGGTCAGCTTTGCCTGCCACGGCGTCAGGCGCAGTTGCGCGTAGGGCGACAGATCGAGCGCGGCGGGAACGGTGCTCAGACGGTCCTGCGCGTAACGCCAAGAACCGGCGCCGCCGTCGAAGACCGCGGCCGACCAGCGCCCGCCGATCAGCCCGTCAAGGAAGGCGCGGTCGCAGGCGGCAAGCTGGTTCTGCAGGTCATCGGTGCAACTGCAGCGGATCGTGCGCGATACAACATCGAGGTCGGGTAGATCGATCTTTCCTGAAAACAGGCGCAGCCGGTTGTTGCCAGCCGCATCTGAGATTTCGACCAGGACGGCGGCGCCAACATAATCCGGCAGGCTGACTGTGGTGCCAGGGTCGACCGCCAGCGTGAACGTGGCGATCCGCGCATCGCCCTCGCTGCCTTCGACTTCGACCTGGCCGAGCAGGTCATCGGTGACGTCGACACCGTCAATGGAAACGCGCGGCGACCAGACGGCAGCGGCCGTTAGGCCATCGGAAACCAGCGACGCGCCGGACAGATAGGCGGAATTAATGACCGATACGGCGACGCCAAGCGCCGCCGATCCGCTGCTGCCGACCGAGACGCTGATCGGAATGGACGGCGCGCCAAGACCCTGCACAGTGATGGAAACCGGCAGCGACGCCGTGCCGGTGGTCGGCGTGAAGCCGACGGCGTCGAAGAATGGCGCCGGCGTGTAATTAGCCCACTCCAGCGCGACGCCTGAAACGAAATAGACCTCATCGATAAACCCTGAATTGACGTTGTACAAGCCATCCGTCGCGCGTGCGCCGATGGCAAAATAAGCATCTGAATCGCCAAGCTCCCAAGCCTCTGACTGTGTGAAACTATTCTCCATGACGCCGTCGAGCATGAGTCTCCACTGGTTCGACCCGTTGCGCACGACCATTGCGCGGTGCAGCGTATTAGCCGATACCGCCGCGTCAAAGCGCAGCTCTCCAAACGAAGGGTTCCCCTCAAAAACCAGCATCCCGGACTCAACTGAAATCTCGAATCCGTTTTTTGGGTAACCACCCATGCAGTAAATCAAAACTTGGTAAGAAGTAACATCAGTCAAATAAAAACTGAATGCGATTGTTAGCGCACCGGTACCGAACGTAGTGACAGCTGGGATGCTTGAAACGTTGACGCGCGGCCGGTTGGTCGTGTTACCGTCGAGATAGAGGGAAGTCGGGGCCGAGTCGTAATATGCGGTTGACAGCGCCGCCGTATCGACGGCAGTCAACGTGCTCAAGCCCTTGTCGTCGGTGAATGTCTGGCTGCCGTTGCTGCCGTTGAAGCGCAGCGCCAGCGTGCAATCGGCCCAATGCTCGTTATAGGCCATCAGACTTCCTCGGCGACCAGTTCCCAGGCGCTGGCCGGGCCGCTACGCTGCGGGCGCAGCAGCCAGCAGGTCAGCAGCGGATAATAACCGACCTGATAGGCCACTGCACCGGCAACGGCGGCCACCGTGGCCACGTTACCGACCAGCGTCGCCGCGGCCTCGACCGTCTGCCCGCCGGCGAGTTGCGCCAGGCCATATGGCAGGTGCCCGGCATCTGCGCGGCGGGTGGTTGGCAGTGTGGCCTGGCGAGTGGCGAAGACGGCTGGCACCGTTTCCGGCGTGATGCACGCCAGCGCGTGCTGTACCGTGAAATCAAGGCTCTGCAGGCCGGGCGGCACCCAGCCGGAAGCGCTGGTCGTCACCCGCGTTTTATGCCAGGTCATCTGCTTGATGCCGCGCCCGGAGGCTGCGCGAAGGATATCTTCGCCGCCCATCGGCTCGTAGCGCTGGGCCAGATCAAAGCCGGCATAGGCCGGCAGCTCGAATGTGCCGATCTTGAGTATCTTCACCGGCGGCCTCCCTTGCGCAGCGCCTCGCGGCTGACGAAGCTGGTCAGGCGGTCGATCGTGTCGTTACTGGCGCCGACGGTGTAACGCTCGCCGCCGAGCACCAGGGTCAGGTTCTTGCCGGTCGAAGCCCCGGCGCCGGAGGGCAGGCTGGGGATGCTCAGGCGGTCGATGGCTGAAGCGCCGATCTCGCCGCCGAAGGCGAATTTCGGCAGTTTCATGGCGTTGACCGCGGCAATGAAGGCGGCACCGTAGTGGCGCACCGCCGGGCGCTGGATTACCCACTCGCCGGGCGTGCCCCAATACAGCCGGTTGTCGGCGCGGTCGTGCGGGGCGGAGCCGGGGAGCGGGCCGCCGAAGGCGAAGGCCGGCACCGGGACGGCATCAGCGGCGGGGGCGGCGGCGGTGGCGGCATTCACCGTATTGACCGTCACCGTTACCGTCTTGTCCTGCAGCGCCGCCAGCTTTGTCTCCACGGCAGTCAGGTTATTGATGGCCGTAACGATTTCCGCATTGACCTGGATCGTCGCCGCCTCGCCCTGCAGCTCCTTGAGCTTGGCCTGGGCGGTATTGAGCTGGTCCATCAGACCGGCGGCCCGCTGCTCGGCATCGGCGGCATTTTTGTCTTCTGCCTTGGCACGCGTGTTGTCGAGTCCGGCCTGCTGTTTGCCAATATCCTCGATCAGGTTGGCATCCTTGGCTTCCTCGGCAAACTTCATGGCGCGATCGAGGAACTTCTCGGCCTGCTTGGCGTATTTCTCGAAGTCCTTGCCACGCCCTTCGAGCTGCGCGACGCCAGCCGCAGCCGCGTAATAGGCCCCATTGGATTGCGCATCTTGCGCCCGCTGCAGCGCGAACGCCTGCTTCGTTTCTTCCGGAAGATCAGCCTCGCGGATCTGGGTCGCTTTATCGCTGCCCGACAGCTTCTTGTCGCTGGCCCTGTCCCGCAGGTCGGCGGCCTTTTTCTTCGCGTCTTCGGCTTCTTTTTGTGACTCCTCGCGGGCCTTGCGGATCGCGTCGATCAGCTTTTCGTAGCCCTTGATCTGATCCTTGATCGCATCTTCCCGCGACTGTTTGACCTCGCCGGCCAGCAGCTTCTCCCGCTCGGCTTCCTTGGCCATGAGCGTCCCGGTAAGCTCGACCTGCTTGCGCCGCAGCTTCTCGCCCTCGACGAACCCGGCGAGGTGCCCGGCGTAAAGATCGGCCAGCGCCGCCATCTCGTCACGTGTCCGGGTATCGCCCCGGCGCGCCGCCTCGGCGGCCTGCACGCGGTAGTAAGCCTCGGCGCCCTGCAGCGCCTTCTGATAGCGCGCAAATTCAGCAGCGCCCAGCAACTCGACGGCATCGGCGGCCTTGATCACTTCGCCCGCATATTCCGAGGTTCGCGCGCGAAGATCGACCAGGTCCTGATCGTAGGCGCGTTGCTTGCGCTTGTCGCCGTTAAGCTGTTCCTCAAGATATTTCAGCCCTTCGATGCCGGCAATCACGAGCGCCACCTTGATCGTCAACGGGGTCGCTGCCAGCAACGCCAGGCGGCCGGCAGCACCGGACGCTGTTGCCATGCCGGCGGTCAGCTGAGCCAGCCCGGCGAGCGGCTTGAGGAAGTCGAGCGCGAGGACGGCCAAGCGCATTTCGACATAGAGTTTCACCAGCGGCACCAGCGTGGCGTGGTGCTCGGCCAGAAAGCCGATCAGGCGGCCGATATTTGACGCCAGGCTGGCGATGGCCGCCGCTGCCTCTTCGGCCATGGACTTCAGTTCGCCGCTGGCGGCGAGGCGCTCGATATCGGCCGATATTTTGGCGACAAGGCCGCTCATGGCATCCAGCGCGCCGGAACTGGCGACCAACTGCAGCAATTCCTGCCACTTGTTTTTCAGACGCTCGATCTGGGCGGCGAACGTCTGGGTCGCGCCCGGCAGCGCCTCGCCGACGCTCTTTCTCAATTCGGCGGCGAACTTCGGCAGGAAGTCGTCAGACAACACCGTGCCCGCCTCCAGCATTTTTCCCAGCTCGGCGGTCGTCACACCCATCGCACGCGCGGCAACCTGGAACGCACCCGGCAGGCGTTCGCCCAATTGGCCGCGCAGCTCTTCGGCGTAAACCGAGCCTTTGCTCATCATCTGCGAAATCGCCAGCAGGGCCCCGGACTGTTCTTCGGTCGACAGTCCCATGACGCGCCCTGCCTCTGCCACTGCGGAAAACACGTCACGCGTGCCCTGGCCTTCCAGCTTCGTACCCTTGGCAGCAGCGGCAAGCTTGGCAAAAGCGCGGGCGCTTTCATTGACCGGAACGCCGATACGTTCGGCCTCGGCGCGCACGAAAGCGAGCGCCTCGGCGGCGCTCTCACTTGAGCCGGTGGCGAACTTCAGCGTCGAGTTCATGGATTCCAGCCCCATACCTGCCTGTGCCACGGCGCGCACGCCAGCTAATCCGGCCTGCACCAGCTGGGCGGCGGAATAGAGCTCGACCATGCGGTGCCCGGCATGACGCACTGACTCGCGCAGCCGGTCGACCGACGCCGCCGCCGGGTCGGTTGCGCCGGCGATGGCGCGGCCGCCGTTTTGAATGGCGCCAACCGCCGCCTGCCAGTCGCGGTCAAACTGCTGCTTGGCCAGCGTTAACTTGATCGATAGCGCCAGATCGGTCATGATGCCCTTATGTCCAAAACAGTTCCATGGTGGATGATTCTCGCGGCAAGCGCCTTCGCCGCCACCGCTTCAAGTTCATTACCAACTACTCTTGCCGTGCTCTGCGCCGTCATCTTCGCCCGCGCCGGCATGTTCCTGATCAGCGGTCGGTAGAGGCTAATTCGACCGCTGCAACGAACACACCCCAAGGGTAATTCCAGGCATCCGGATGGCCGCTGGCGATCAATCTCAAAACCGACCGCTCTAGGCCGTCGGCGCCTGGCGATCGGGCCGCATCACCCGATCGCGCATCGCGAAAAAATCGGCATTGACCTCCCTCGCTGCAGCAATGATTTCGCGCACAGCCGAAGGGGGCAGCGTATCGACCGCAGACGCATCGAGACTGGTCATGCGCCGCAGGCCAGGCAGGTCCATATCCTCGAACAGCAGGACGTCGACCACGTCGCCTGAAAGTCCGTCCGCCTCTTTCAGCCACGCCCGAATCTCGCCGACCGTCAGCTCCTTGACCTGAATCTTCAGGCCAGCGACCTCGATCTCGCGGATCACCCGCATCAGGCAATCCCGCCGATTTCGAAGAAGTAGAACGGCGATTCGGTCGCTGCCTTGCTGTCATCGGCCAGGCATTCGGCTTCGCAGTCGAAGCTGATGAACTCGTCGCCGATCAGTTCGACGTTGGCGGCCGGACCGAAGACCAGGCGGTAGAAGGTGCCCATCGCCGGTTTGCCGTCACGCTCGTTGATGCCGTCGAAGAGGCCCTCGAACTCGCTGGAGGTGTACATCAGGCCATCGACGCGCGCGGTGGCGACGGCGGTATAGCTGATGGTGATGTCGTCGGCGGCGAGCAGGGAGCCGCCGGTGAGCGGGATGATGCCGGCGCGCACGCGCTGGTAGTCGACGCCCTCGGTCAGGGGCACGGCGGACCTCTCGACGACCATCGCAATCGTCAGGTCGGAAGGCTTGGCGGTCTTGATCAGGCTGCCGAGCACGATGTCGTTGTGCGCCTCATCGACGATCGCGCCGCCGGCGCCAGGGTACCGGCGTTGGGGTCGGCAAAGAGCAGTCCGCGACGCGCCATGTGCTTTGTTCCCCACTCATGATAGGCGGCATAGGGCTGGCCGAAGCCGACGGTGACGCTTTTGCTGTCAGCCTTGTGCGACAGGCTGGCGAGCATGTCGCCGTAACGGTCAAGAATGCTGCCATGGCCGTCTTTCGGGTAAGTATTCCGGGTCGACGGCAGCCAGGCGGCCCACTTCTGCCCCAGCGGATCGCTCTGCGACTCGAAACGATTGCTGATCCGCGACTCCATTTCTATGCCGATGGCCGCCATCGGCTTCGACAGGTCGCCGATCCGGCTGGCGATCTGCTGCAGGCGATCGATGACCAGCGGGGTGTTGGCGGTGATCGTCAGGCTCATGGATTGAGCAGTGCCTGCACAGCCAGCTTGACGGCTTCCTTCCCGGCGGCACCGGCGAGGTCGGACGTGATGTCGATAATCCGGTCGCCGAGCGTCTTCTGTGGCGGCCGCAGGGCATCTGGCACGCGGTTGAGGGAAGCCAGTCCCTTGCTAGTCAGGCGCGCACCGGAAAATCCGCTGCAGTCGTCGAACTGACGGAAGATCAGGTAGCCCTCATCGGCGAGAAACTGCACGGTCGCCACGTAGACCCCGACGCGCGCAGCGAGGCGCGCCACCCTTTCGTCGTCGAACAAATCCTCGCCGCCGTCGATGCCGTCGACGGCGAGCACACACGGGCGGGGAAAGCTCTTGTACAGCCGCGCCATGACCAGCACGCAGCCGCGGTTGAAGTCGTCGATGTTCTGGCACATAAGGTTATTTCTTCCGAAGGTAGTCCGGAAACGGTGGCTGGTTTTCCGGGCGGGGTGGGCGGGGCGTCACTGCGACTACATCTCCCGTCGCTGGGTCTGTCTCGAATCCGGAGAGGCCAACGAGATCGGAGAACTCCAAACCATGAAATGACTCTCCAGGCCGAACAAAAACCCGAAAATCGCCACAATCCGGGTAATCTGTACGGCCCCTGACGCTGACCGCATTATCATCTGGGAAGAATGTGCAAATGACGTGCATCACAGATCCTTGTCGACTAGCGCAGCTTCGAGAGCTGTCCGGGTTTCTGGAAAGGCCGCGGCCATATCGAGAAACGTAGCCGTTCCTGCGCCATAGCGCAAGGCGTACAACTCGGCGACTGTTTCGAGCACGCCGCGTGGCCAAGGCTGGGTGAAATATGATATTTCATCACCAATGCCGCCCGTCGCGCCAGGCAAATAATTCGCAAGTACTGCCGATTCACGGCGCCATGCCGCGGCGACTGAGGCAATTTCAGACAAGCGATGGATTTCATCCAGGGCATGACCGGCCTCATGTGCAAGAACTGTTGCGCCCCGGCCCGGCAGCGCCGCCAGCCAGTCCCCCGTGATGCTGTCCCTGGCTAGCTCGGCGATCAGTATCTGGCGATTGGGAAACCGGGTAAGGCCATCGATACGCTCGTAGTCGACATTGCCAGCCAACTCTGGCGCGGCGTTGACGATCTTGTCGACCACTTTGACCTCGTACCCGGAGGCGAGCAACGACTGGCGCGCCCCAGCAGCAAGACTCCCGAAAGCGGCGCCAACCTCTGCGCCAAATTCCGTGCTGACGTCTTCGCCAATAACTGGCGACAGCGCAGCGCGACGCAGAGGCGCCGGTAGCGCGTCAATCTTCTCGGCCGCGATCTGCCGCAGCCGTGTGGCCCTGGCGATGCCGGGGTTGTAGTCGAACCCAGGCTGCACACCGGCCGGCACCTGGCTTATTTCTCCCGTGCGCCGGTTCTCGAACGTCTGCGGATCATCCGGCGGTGCTTCGGTAACGATGCTTCCAGCTGCCTTGCGCCGGTCGAATTCGGCCTGGCTGATGCTCATGGCGCGGCAACGGCAACGGAACCCGTTGGGCGGGAAACGGGTTTTCCAGAACGGGTCCGGTATTGGCTTCGCGGCAGTGGTCGGCACCGACTTCCATGCCGAGGTATGGGCAGTAGTGGCGGTCAAAACAGGCGAGGATGGCCGTCTCGATGTTGGCCACTGAATCCAGGTCGTTATTGAGGTAGCGCGACAGGTTTGGCCGGCTGACGCGAAATCCGGCTTCGGCGCACACCTGCGCGGCGGCGGCAATCGATCCGTAGCGCGCCGCTGCGGCGCGGGCAGCCGCCAGGACGAGCGGGTTGCGGATGTCGGCCATCACAGCACCTCGCCGATTTCGACCGCGTCCGCTGCCTCGTTGGCCCCTTCGGACCAGACGATTTCATGCGTATTCGGGTCGTAGATCGCCTTCAGGCGGGTGATCATCGGTGCCCGCGGCTTCTGGCGATGCGCGATGGCGCATGCCCAGACCGTGGCGATGCCGCCCTTTCCCTTGCCCTTGCCGGGGCGGATCAAGTCGAGGTAGCCGGCCCTGCCGAGCGCCAGGCAATAGCTGGCGGCGGTGGCGGGCTTGACCTGCGCGATATCGGCGATCAACCAGAAATCGAAGCTGTCGAGCACGGTAATTGCTGCCCACATCGCCTCGGTGCCGCGCCCCTGCGTGACTTCGCTGCCATCGCGGCGCACGCGGGGGGCTTCCACCCCGTTATCACGCATCAGCTCGAAGATATTTTTAACGCCGCGCCCGCCGGCCTGCGAGGCTTCCGGGTTGAGGCAGCGAATGAAGCCGCCGGCCGCCAGGCCCTTGACGTATTCGCGTGTCGGCTCGTATTCCACCTTGCACTTGCGAGAAATCACATCGACAGTGAAAGTGCCGTCACCGGTGCCAGCCCAGGCGCGGATGGCTTCCCAGATGCGCTGGCGGCGCGACTTGCCGCCCGCCATTTCGAGGATGGCAGGCTTACGCGACACGACGCACCCCCGTCTTGATATACAGGGTGTCCATGCCGAGGGCCGTCGCAGCGTCCAGCACCCGCTCGGTCGGTCGCCCCGCGCCCATTTCGACGTTGTGCACCGCCTGCCGGCTGATGCCGGCCTGGCGGCCAATGTCGACCATGGAAAGATGCTTGGCCAGGCGCTCTTCGCGAAAGCGGGCACACATGGCAAGGCGTTTTTCGTTGTGGGTCATCACGCGCCCTCCGTGTCACTGGCGCCGGGGATCGGCTTCTCACGGCGCTTGACGCCCGATTCCTGCAGCGGGCGGCGGCCCCAGGTGGTCAGGTCGCAGCTGCCGGCTCCGCCTTCGGGGTCAATGGCGATGCCACCGGACCCAAGGGGAGAGGACAGCCGAAAATGGATGATTGCAGGCTGCTTCATGGCCTCGCTTCCTGTTCCCGAATCTCCCGAATCAATGCTTTTCGGGAGTCCCGGTATAGAAAGACAGGGGAGGGGCTTCCCGAAAAGCCCTCTCCCTGTATACAAGGGTGGGAAATTCGGGAAACGGGAAGGTGTGTTATGGAAGCCACAGCCAGGGGGCGGGATGAGGTCAAGCTGCTGCATCGCTCGCTCCCTCATGTTGTCCAGGGGTAAGCAGGCGCTCCACGGCATCGGCAGGCCACAGCAGCCGGCCATTAGGCAGCTTGGCCGGACGGATACCGAAGTAATGGCCATGCCGGCAGATGGCGGCGCGGAGGGTTTGCGGTTGCAGCGTCAGCCGGTCGGCTAGCGTTTCAGTCGAAATGCCAAGGTTCAGCCGGATGGCTTGGGCGGGGTTGGTGGGTGGATTCATTTTGTTGCACTCCGTTCAATGTCACGGAATGCAATTTAGTTATCGAATCTCCCTTGTTTTTCTTTTGGGGAAAGCCAGGAAAGGCGAGAAAGCTAGCCCTTGCGAACGGCGCTCATGTCCTTCTGGAAAATGGACCTATCAAGCGTGTCGGTATTGCCATCTGAATAGCGAAACTTGAAATCCGCATTTGCCGTGATGGATACCACAGGGCAGCCATCGGAGCCCTTCCGTTGTTGCATTGCCTTCCAAATCTTCTCGTTCCTCGCGGGTTTGTCGAATTCAATCCACAGGGTCCGAAAGTAGGCCTCTCGTTCGCCAGGGCGCGAATCGTCGGCGCTCCCCTTCCTGATTCTTGGTGCACTCTCTTTCCACTCCGGCCCCAGCCAGGCGCGGACGCATTCGCTCGGGTTCTCGTCAATGGCGCGAAGCCAGGCAGCGCAGGCGGGGCGGTCAATGAATTGCCGGCGGGTGGTTCTTTCAATTGCCCGAGTTTCGGCCTTTACGCGAGCAGGCTGGCCGGCAAAGGTCGTTGTTGTGCCGGTGTCGATAACGCTGCCCGGCGTGAAGTGCTTTTCTTCAACAGTGCGAACGGCCAAGGCTCCCGATTTCACGCCGGCGGCGATTAGCCTGGCCTCGGTGGCATATCGGCTCTTGTCCTCTTTGTACTGGCAGCCGGCCATCAGCGCAGCAAGCTCCACGGGTTGAAATTCATCGGGCCAGGCTTCGGGGCCTCCCTGCCAGCGGCGGACAATCTGCCAAGCCTCTATCAGAAGCCTGGCGGGGCCTTTGGGTGTGTTCTCGGTCATGTTCTCGGCCTAGGGTGGGGCGGGTCAGGCGGGGTGCGGTGTTTCCTCGCGTCGAGTGACAGACAGGCGCAGGCCGGCGGCGTCAAGGATGGCCAGAAGCGTTTTGAGCGTCGGGTTTCCCTTGGGTGACAAAGCTCGGTAAAGCCCCTCACGCTGAATGCCGGCGCGTTCCGCTACTGTCGCCATGCCTTGCGCCTCTGCTACCTGCCGGAGGGCGGTCAAAAGGGCCTCGCGGCCTCCCTGCTCGTCAATCGCTTCCAGGCTGGCGGCCAGGTATTCATCCGCGAAGGCAGGATCCTCTCGCAGCAGTTCGATTACCGCCTCATTGTGCGGGCGTGATGCCTTGCTCATTGCTTGTGCCTCCGTTGCCAGTCTTTCCAGTAGTCCAGGGCGGTGGCAATGTCGGCTTGTTGCCGGCGCTTGTCGCCACCAATCAGTAGCAGAATCAGGCGGCTCCCGGCCTTGGCGTAATAGACGCGATAGCCTGGCCCGTGGTCTATCCGAAGTTCCCACATGCCGCCTTCCAGGGGCTTGCAGTCGCCAAAATTGCCGGCTGCCATGCGCTGCACTCGGGTCAGCACTCGGGCGCGGGCCATGCGGTCAGCCAGGGCAGCAAGCCAATCCTTAAAAGGGTCTTTCCCTTCGGGGGTCAGATAGTCCTGAATCTCGTGCATGGCTTTGATTGTACCTTATACGTTACAGTTCCCGCTTCACAATAGGCGACAGGCGTTGACCAGGGAAATCTGGCCGGCTTGTACCAGGCTCATCAGGTTGTTTGCCCGCGGGTGCCTCTCGAACATCGGGCGTCACTTCGCGACGAGTGGTTGATCAAGGCAGACACGGGTCGAGTCGGATTCGGATGCTCGATAGTTCGAGAACGCACATGCGAGAAGTTAACAGGCGGCAGCGGTGCCGCCGATCACGTCCTCATTTGCAATCACACGTCTTCATCGACCCGAGCCATTGTTAGCGTGGTGATTTCGACAATCCACGTCTGGCCGCCAATCGCCCCATCCTCAAGGATTTGCGCCATTCGGTAGCGGCCTGATGGCGGGGTGATCAACGCGTGTGACACGTCCTCATTTGCAATCACCGTCGTGCGCTGTTTTTGATTGCGTTGCTGCTGTAGATTGCGGTTGCGCTCAACGTAGGCAGGATTCTCATCGCGGTACCGTTTCCAATACTCAGGATTTTCGGCGGCCCACGTTTTGCTGGAACGGATGTCGTTGTCGCGGTAATCGGAATCGCCATGACGTGCTTGCTGTTGCCAACGTCGACGGCGTTCGCGTTGGCATTCCGAGTTGGTGCAGTATTTCTGATTCGGGTTTTGAGGCCGAGGGGTGAATGTGCAGCCACATGCGTTACAGGTTTTTGTCTCCATGTCAGTCTCCGTTAAAAAGACTGTATGGAAACGCCCTCAGCGCAGATGGATGGCTATGCTCGGGGAATCACTGGGTGGAGTAATGTTATGTTCAGCCAGGAGCGCCGGGGTGCTCTTCGTCGGCCTTCAGGGTCATGTACTCGAGTCGCCACTGCGTGAGTAGTCTTGCCCTGCTTACACGTAGGTCATCCTCGGAGATAGACATGCATTGCTTCAAGGCAACTCCGTTCCATTTTCCTGTGGCTTGGTCGAAGTGCTTTTTCGAGAAGAGATCCTGGATATCCGCTTCGAGTTTTTCCACTTCGTCGGCGGCCTGTTCTGGATCGTCGCCTGGCGGATAGGCAAGTACGATCTTCAGTTCGTAGGGGCTACCATCCGAGTGATCGATTTCCTGGCCGCCATCGACGTCGAAATAGACGGCGGACAGCAGGTTGCCAACGGGTTCGATGATCTTGGCGAGGCGCTTGTCGACCTTGGACTGAGATAAACGATCCACGAACGGGTCGGGGAATGCGGCGCGGTTGTAGCGAATTCCCAGCCATGAGCGTAGCGCCGACAAAGATTTGCCGGGGAACGAATAGGCAGGATCGGGGGAAAATGCCGCGAGCGCCTGCTTCGGAATGAACCGCTTTGCGGTGGCGACCAACTCGACGACAGCTGCGATGTCGTTCTGCAGTACATCAATGTGCAGCGTGCGGGGCGCTTTTGCCCAGAAATAGTTGCCATCCCCTTTTGGCAGGTGACGCCCAACGATGACTTCTACGTCTGGCTCGATTTGGAGAGCATCGTTCGCTAGGTCGCAATCGTGGCTGATGACGACCACGCAGGTCGAATCAGGTGTTTCTGGATGGGACAGTCCCAGCGCCTTGATGGCCTCTGCCGTGAGGAGGTGACCCTGACGCCACGGCGTATCTCGAGTCCAGATCGCTGCCATGCCATCCATGCCGGTCAGACGTCTTCATTGAGGGCGGGGCGGCCCATGTCTGCAACATCGGGACGCGAAGGCGATCTGTCGCCAAGCAAAGCATCGAGTTTTTCTCGTGCGGCCGCACCACGTTTTTCGATTCGAACGAGTCGTTCGGCGGTTTCCTTGCCGTCGGCACCGTGCCTAATCAGTTCAACGAACGACTTGCCTTGAGCGACGGTACGTTCGAGAGACGGCGCGGTCGGTTTGAAGCCGGCCTCGGTGAATACGCGCGCGGCAGCGGCCAGTTGTACGAGCTTGCCTTGGTGCTGCTCTTTGGGGGTTTCGCCATTGAGCCAGTTGTAGAGCGTCTGGCGCGATACGCCGAACACCGCTGGGAGATGGGACATGGTCCGACCGAAGCCGGCTTTCACTTCCTTCATCAGATCGGTGTAGGGGGCGTAGGTATCCTGCGCTGCCGCGAGCTCCACCCTCAGAATCGCGAAGGGGCTATAGCCCTGGCGCGACATGACGAAGTGCACGCCCTCGACACCACCGGTGCCGCTTCCGCCAAAGCAGGGGAGTGGGCCACCCTCGGCAACGGTCGCCTCCCTGTGGATGGCGGGAACCGGCTTGTAGTGGGCGTGAGCGTTGAAATCACCAACGGGAACTGCTAGTCCGAGCATGATCACTTGTCCCAGGCGTCAAATGCGTATTTTGTTGCTGTGGTCCTGAAGGCCGTTCCGATGACCTTGTGGATGGCGTCGAGGTGCTCGGCAACCGCCTTCGTCGAAAATGCTTCGCGACCTTCGACGAAGCCATCATTGTCGAGGATGGCACTGATGCCTGTGTAGGACATGAACCTTTCCGTGATGCGCATGTTTCCCGGCTGAATATCCGGGGGAAACGCAAGTGGGCCATCTTGTATGGCAACCCGACTGAGCAGCTTGATGTTCCCGATCTCGTTCATTGCTTCCGTATAAGAATAGAGTGGCCGTCCCTCAAGGCGCGAAGTGAGGCCATGAACTTGTTCGACGAGGTACTGCTCGATGGTTTCACTCTGTTGTGGCATTACCCGGTCAAGATAGCGAAGCCCGACTCGCTCTGTGAAGGCGAGCTTTACAGCGTCGTTCACGATGCTCAGTCCTTCCAGGAAGCAAGCCGAGAAGGTCTCGAACTGCCCGTAATTTGTAGACTGGAGCGTGAGGGTCTGCCCGTCGAGGATAAAAGTGTGCGTTTTCTCGACGTTGCCGAGCTGAAACCTCTCTTGCTGGACGGGGGTCGGGGTGGGCGGTTGGCCGTCCTGTGCCGTCAGCTGGATCGAGATGAGATGCTGGCGATCGAAATCGGGATAGCCGGCAAGGCGAAAGCTCTCCTGGATGCTGGGCAGGAAATCGGCCAGCTTCAGAATCGGGTTGAACCGCACCTGGGCCAAGGTCAGGTACACGGGCGGGTTCTTGAGCGGGGTTCCCATCTATTGATTACCTCCAAGTAACCGACTGAAGTTTACAATTCGGTTGACACTTTGGCAAGTTTTCTTTTGGGGCCACCTTCGGCGGTGGTCGATAGACGGGAAGTTGGATGAGCTGAAATGTTCCGTTTATTCGTCGAAATCAAATAAGTGACGAATAAACGGAACTTTGCCGGGTGGCTACCGATCTGCCCGGCAGCACATCCAATCGAGCGATCATGCCGGCAGCCGAGCCAAGGCCTCGAGCAAGGTTCGCCGCTTGGCATGGGGATCCTTCGGTACCTCGATGCCGTTCGCTTTCATTTCTTCAGTGCAACGACGCATCCAGACCGTGATCTCATCCAGTTTGAAGCGGATCAGCTTTCCAACATGCAAGAAGGGCACCCCGAGCGATTCCCGCATGTTTGGATGGGTGAGGATGTACATCGGGATGTTCATGATCTCGGCGATTTCTTTGGCCGACATCAGATTGGGGTCTTTGGACAGCACGACATCACTGCCTTTTTCCCAGGTGGCGGAATGCATCGACTCCATCTCGAATGCCAGGATCTCCTCCATGAGATAGGTCACCCGCTTGGAGAGCTTCAAATACCTGGGGCCTCGACCCTCGCAGCGCCAGCGTTGTAGGGTTTTTGGGCTGAGGCCCCAGCGCTTGGCCAACTCGTGCTCATTGATTGCGATTTTTTTCATCACGTATCTCCTGTGGTTGTAGGGACACGCATTCAGGCGCTGGTTGGGCACGAAGCCAAGTCTAGTGTAGTGCTTCGTTTTTCTTTGAACTGAGCTTGCGGTTGGCGCGAATGACCTTCTGGAGAATGTCATTGGCCTTAGCGGTCCAGACGAAGGGTTAAGGCCATTTATGTGTAGAATCTCGGTTTCCGTGGTGGGCACGTTCCACCACCAAAAAAAATCAAGCACTTAGCCCGGTCCCGGTGACCGGGCTTTTGCTTTTCTGGTGGTTGACGTGACAGTTCGATTGCATCAAGGCACGCATTTCTATTTTTTTCCTGATTAGCAACGAACGTCAGCCGAGCTCATCTTGTGAGCCTGCTGACCCATAAAGTGATCGCCATCAACCAACGCGGGGTGGCGATCATGGCGATGAACCGAATCCAATTTCAACCTGGACTGTCGATGCCGGAATTTCTCAAGGGCTATG